AAGGCAACATTAAAGTTGTGGCAAGTACTACCTGGGAAGAATATCGCAAGCACTTTGAAAAGGATCGTGCGTTGATGCGCCGTTTCCAACGCATTACTGTTGACGAGCCAACTATGGAAGTTACCAAGCAGATTCTTAAAGGTATTAAGAAATACTACGAAGGTTATCATAAGGTTAAAATTCGTGACGATGCTATTGATTCAGCTATCAAATTGTCAGTTAAGTATCAAACAGATAAGAAATTACCAGATAAGGCAATTGACTTGATTGACTTGGCTTGCTCACGTTTCAATCTTAAACTTGCAGATGAGCGTATCATTGGCGAGCGTGAAATTCAATTTGAACTTGCTAAGATGATCCAGATGCCGGAAGAAAAGATCATGGAAACTGAATCAAGTAACCTTGCTACCTTGCAAGAGAACTTGCAGAAAGAAATTTACGGACAAGATCTTGCTGTAACAGAAGTTGTAGATAAGATTATGGTTGCCCAAGCTGGACTTAAGAGCGAAGGCAAACCTATTGGGTCGTTTGTGTTTATGGGGCCGACGGGTTGTGGTAAGACAGAGACTGCAAAAGCTCTTGCTAAAAACTTGGGTGTTAAATTGCTACGTTTTGACATGTCAGAATACCAAGAGAAACATAGTATCTCTAAACTTATTGGTAGCCCACCAGGCTATGTTGGATTCGAAGAGAATGCCGGCTTATTGATTACACAAATTCAAGAAAACCCCAATGCTGTATTGTTGTTTGACGAAGTAGAAAAATCGCATCCAGATGTTACAACTGTACTGTTGCAAATGATGGATAATGGTTTTATTACTGGTTCAAATGGCAAGCAAGCAGATTGCCGTAACTTAATTCTTATTCTTACTACTAATGCTGGTGCGGCAGATGCTGAAAAGAATGTTATTGGTTTTGGTACACAAGAAAAAGATTATAGTGACAAGGATTTAAAGAAATTCTTTACTCCAGAATTCCGTAATCGTTTAGACGGTATTATGACCTTTAACAAGTTAGGCAAAGAAACAATGACCAAGATTGTTACTAAGTTTATTGACGAACTACGTGCCCAAGTTAAAGAAAAAGGCATTAAGGTTAAATTAGATAAGGAAAGTACTAATTGGTTAATTGCCAAAGGCTTTGATCCTAAGATGGGTGCCCGTCCATTGCAACGTGTTATTGACAAAGAAATCAAACGTCCTATGGCTAAGATGATGTTGTTTGGCGACTTGAAAAATGGCGGACTATTAAACATTACTGTAGCTAACGACCAATTGTTACTAGTTCCAACTCCAAAGGAACCAAAACAACAATTGCTAACAGTTGATCCAGTTATATCGCTACTAAACGAAAATGCACTATAAAACCACAACAAGATTATTTAAAGGGATATATCAGTACAAAATTGTACTGCTATGTCCCGGTGCAGGTTGGTTTCGTAATGGTATAGAAGAAGCTCTTGATCATTTAAAACGTGTTGATTTAAAGGATAGTCATTCAACTAGCTGGAGAGCATCTTTTATTAAAACACAGGATCAGCTGGACTATGCTTTTAAAGTGCAAGCCCAGTTGAGTAAATTAAAAGATATTGATGTGCGTGTCGAAAGTCCTTGGATTAGTGTTTATACGAATAAAAAATCCGATGTAGACAAGCTAGCAAACCTTGATAAAGATCAAGTTAAGTATGTGAGTCAGCCTGCACCTAATACTAGTTTATCAGCAGATACTATAATAATGCCCAAGATGAATTATGAATTCAGGGTTACCCTTGGTAAAACTAATCAAGAGAACCCTGCATTTATATCATGGGCTGAAACTAATAAGAAAGTCAAGCTGACTAAAAGCTGTATTAAAGATTTAACAAAATCACGCAGTTGGGGCGGTACACACTTCTACATCACGGGTGATAACAATCTTTTAATGGCAAAAATGCACTTAGGCGGCTCTATCGCCAAGGTCGAACGCATTATCAAAGCCTAGTTTGTTAATCGCAAAAGCGATAAATACTCTAAATACAGAGTGTTCTGTTATAATGCTAACACGGGCTTACTATGCGCATACAAGAATTATTAGAAAACGCCGCCTTTAAAGAAGATGACTTCATTAAAAAATCGGCTGACAAAAAAGAAGAAATCGACTACGATCTACCAGATGATCTAGTACATTTCATGCACAACGACGATCACTCGTATCGCCGTCATGTGTATCCTGTTATCGTAAAATGCATTAGCTTGTTAAAGCACAAAAAGCCTACAAACAGCACAATGTTTGCCGAAGCTGTTAAAGAGTGCTATAAAGCATATTCCAAAAAATTTCCTATCAGAGTATTGCCTGAAAGTTTAGAAGAAGACCAAATAAAAGAATCTTGTCAAAAATTCCACGATGAACTTCTCAAGCATGTAAAAGACGGAAAATACAAGGACTAATTGATGTTACTACGTGAATTATTCCTTAATGTTAGGAAACCTATTCTTAACGAAGGCGGCAATATATGGCCAGAATCTGAAAATTTTGACCAAGCAATTGCACAACACCTTGCACACGAAACAAATAGATATCTAAGCGGTGTAAAAACTAGCGTACATTTAATTGGCAGTGCCGCAACTCCTACTCCTGGAAAAATGAGTGGCGATTTAGATGTTATGGTTGATTTAAATCAACTGATGCAACAATTTGGCACTAAAGATGGAAAGACCACTCGAGCTGAATTAGAAAAATATTTGCAAGGTAACGGATTACAAACCAAAAAAACCGGAGTAACTGTACATATATTATTACCGTACAAGAACAAGTTTTATCAAGTTGATATTAAAGCTGTTGGTAATGCAGAAAGAGTACATAAATTCCACCATCATAGTATACCTGCTGGCAGTCCTTATAAAGGCGTCCACAAACAAATGATGATGAACGCACTAGCAAGTAGTCAGGGTATGTTATGGAGTCCAGATGAAGGCCTATATGCCAGAGATGCTATGGGCAAGAAGTCAGAATTTATTAGTGATGATTTAAATGTTATTGCTAAACACTTGTTAGGTAAACATGCTAAAGGTTCAGACCTTGGCAGTGTAGAAAGCATTATGGCGGCTATTCCAGATGAGGCTCGCCGCAACGAAATATTCCAACAGGCATCAAGCGGTGCAAGTTGGCAAGCTGTTACACCACAACCAATCAATGAGGCCGCCGCGCCCGCAGTAGGTCGTAAGTATCAACACATCGAAGATTTGGTGTTTACCAATGGTAGCACCGGTGGCCTACACGCTGTTGAACGTCTACGTCATATGACCAGCAAAGGTGGCAGTATAGAATTAAAGTGGGACGGTAGTCCTGTTATCTACTGGGGGCGTGATGAACACGGTGTGTTCCATATGTTCCCTAAAAATGCTTGGGATTATATGAAGCGTGGTACTACTCATACTAAGAGTGGTGTTACAACCATGATGAATGATCCAGACGATGTTGCTATGTTTGTACTAGGTACAGGTACAGCACAACCTGGCCAAGAAGATCAACGTCGTGCGTTTGCACAAGGGCTTGCAGACTTATGGCCATACTTTGAAAGTATTAGTCCTAAAAAAGGATATATCGAAGGTGGCATATTATTCAGCCCAATCAAACCAGCAGTACTAAATCTCAGTACTAATGAATACGATTTTACTCCTAACATAACAAGTTTCCACATACCTGCTGGAAGTGCATTAGGTCAAAAAATTGCCAAGGCAAAAGTCATGGTGGCCGCAACTGGTTACTATACACATATCGGTGCTGATGAAACACGTTATCCCAATGCAGAAAAATTGTCCAAAGGCGATGTTATTGTACAAGGCACTACCTATGTCGAACATGCACCTAAGGTTGACGCAGAAGGTTTGAAACATGCAGAGAATTTTATTAAACAAAACAAAGCCGCAATTGACAGTTTTGTTGCAGGACAACCCGGCCTAAGTAAACCTGGAGATGTACTGTATAGTTTCTTCAATCAGAATTTACGTGTAGCAGGTGTTAAGCAAAAGTTCATGCAATGGGCGCAGGCCAAATTAAGCAATACCCAGGCTCAAAAAGTTTTAAGTCATCCTGGCTTAGATGCAATATTAAGTGCTGTTGAATTATTAACACACGAAAA